GACGCAATTGATTACTCAACGAGTGAACAACCTGCCGAACATAAGTCACATAACCTCTTAGAACTTGATAATGGGCAGTTTTGCCTCTATCCGAACAATAGAATGAGGATATATGACAACAGTATCACTCCTGAGACACCTAAGATTCCTGATTTTAAGGTTTCAACCGTGTACTATCAAGTGGAAAACGGTCATGATCGTGATGGATTGGGTTCAGAAGAGAATTATTTCTGGAAAACAGCAAAAGAAAGAAAAGAATCAATTAATTTGTTAAATCAAAATGAGGTTGATACTGCAATTGGAGCAGGAAATACTGCTACTGGCAATATAAGCATCAATATTGAACCAGAATTAGGATGAAACACGTAAAAAATGCTCATATGGGCGATCATTTATTGGCAGAGGTGTATAATGTACCCTTTGATAAGTTAAATGATGCCGAAGAAATTAAAAAAGTATGTGTAAGTGCACTTCAAACTGAAAAATTAACAATTTTGAATGTTTTTACACATCAATTTGAACCACAGGGTGTGACTTGTCTCATTTCTTTAGCAGAAAGTCACCTCTCTGTTCATACTTACCCCGAAAAGGGGTGTGTTGCCATCGATATCTTCACTTGTGGCAATAAAAAACCAAGAAATGTTGCTTGGTGGGTACTAAATTACTTCGATTCAGATGATTATAAAATGAGTGACATAAATAGATAGTAAATAACTATAAAAATGACTGAAAATACCTCAAAAACCGATTCAAATCAAAAAATTTTGAAAGAATTGATGTATGATGATGGTCAACCTCTTTATCAAAAAGAATTGTTAAAAGAGTCATAAATAAAGAAAAACTGTATTAAAAATGGCAATCACAAGGATATCAAGGTCTTTTAAAGACATTAGTTTGTCTTTTGAACCACATCCTGTGACAAAAGATCTTCCTATTATAAAAAATGAGAGGGCAATTACAAGATCTGTGAGGAATATTGTTGAAACGATTCCAACTGAGAAATTTTTTAATCCATTATTTGGTTCTGACGTATATCGTAGTTTATTTGATTTTGTTGACTTTGGTACAGCATCAATTATTCAAGAACAAATAAAAACTTCATTAAAAAATTTTGAAAGAAGAATTAATAATGTTAAAGTTGAAGTGGAACCTCATCCAGATGATAATGACTTTGAAATTACAGTTATTTTTGATATTGTAGGTCAAGAGTTTCCTACACAAGAATTTTCATTCATCCTCGAAGCAACACGATAAAAAATGCCTACAACAAAGTTTACAAATTTAGATTTTGATCAAATCAAAACTTCAATTAAAAGTTATCTAAGAGCAAATAGTGATTTTGACGGATTTGACTTTGATGGATCAAACTTTTCTGTATTACTTGATACATTAGCATATAATACTTATATAACAGCGTTTAATTCAAACATGATTGTTAATGAGTCCTTCTTGGACTCTGCAACGCTCCGTGAGAACGTTGTTTCACTTGCACGGAACATTGGATACATGCCTCGTTCAAGGTCTGCTGCAAAGGCAGAGGTGTCTTTTAAATTAAATATTGGTTCAACTAATCCACCAGAAACAGTTGAACTTAAGAGAGGACTTGTTTGTGTAGGTAGCATTAATGAATCTTCTTATACTTTCTCTATATCAGAAAATATTACAAAACAAGTTGTAAATGAAGGTGATACTTCAAATCCAGATTATGTAGTTAATTTTGACAATTTATTACTTAGTCAAGGAACTTTTCTAACAAAACAATTTAAGTTTGATAATTCCTTAGATCAGAAATTTATATTGGATAATTCATTTGTAGACACTTCTACAATTCATGTCTATGTCAAGAAAGAGGGGGAGACTGGATTAGGAAAAGAATATTTTATATCCGATGACATAAGTGAAATTGATTCAAACTCTAGAGTTTTCTTTTTACAAGAAGTTCAAGACGAAAAGTATGAAATACGTTTTGGGGATGGTTTAATTGGTAAAAAGTTAGGAACTGCTACTGGAGATGATGGATCAATAATAACTATTGATTATATAACATCAGATGGTGAGGAAGGGAATGGTGCTGCAAATTTTTCATTTACTGGAAATTTGACTAATACATCTACAGGAAATTCAATTGATGTTACCTCTACACCAACCGTAACAACAATTGAAGCAGCACAAGGTGGTTCTGATATTGAACCAATTGATTCAATTAAGTATTATTCTCCTAAAATTTATTCATCACAGAATAGAGCAGTTACTCCAAGAGACTATGAAGCAATAATAAAAAAAATATTTCCGGAAACAGAGTCAGTTTCAATTGTTGGTGGAGAAGAACTTGATCCCCCAGAGTTTGGAACTGTGCAAATAAGCATCAAACCCAAAAGTGCTACATATATTTCTGACTTTACAAAATCAAGAATATTATCACAAATTAAAAAATATAGTGTTGCTGGTATAAATCAAAAAATTATAGACCTCAAAATACTTTATGTCGAACTGGATGTTTCTGCTTATTACAACTATTCTCAGGTTTCAACAGAAGATACACTACAAAGTAAAATAATTAACTCTCTAACAAAATACTCCCAATCAGTTAACTTTAATCGTTTTGGTGGAAGATTTAAATATAGTAAAATGTTACAAGTAATTGACAAAACTGATACAGCAATTACAAGTAATATCACAAAAGTTATTATTAGAAGAGATTTAAAGGCATCAATTAACCAATTTGCTCAATATGAATTATGTTTTGGTAATAGATTTCACATTGATCCAAATGGATACAACATTAAATCTACTGGATTTTTTATTCCTGGTGAATCATCACCTGTATACCTTACTGATATACCAAACGCAGATGGTGTAACTGGTGTATTATCAATCGTCAAACCAATTGAAAATCAAGAAATAAGAGTTGTAAGTAAATCTGCTGGTATTGTTGATTACATTCATGGGGAAGTTAAACTTACAACAATTAACATTATAGGAACTGAAAAACCAAATAATATTATAGAGGTTCAAGCATTTCCAGAATCAAATGATGTGGTGGGATTGAGAGATTTATATCTCGCGTTAAGTGTTTCAACAAGCACCATAAATATGTTAAGAGATGTGATTGCATCTGGTGATGAAATATCAGGAACACAATTTGTAAGAGATTTTTACACTTCAAGTTATTCAAACGGAAAATTAATAAGAGAATAATATGATACAAACAGGTATTGAATCGAGAGTAAAAATACAAGATGTAATATCTTCTCAACTTCCAAATTTTATTTTGGATGAGAGTCCAAAGACTGTAGATTTTTTAAAACAGTATTATATTTCACAGGAATTTAAAAGTGGAGTAGTAGATGTTGCTGAAAATTTAGATCAATACTTGGATCTTGATAATTTAACACCTGAGGTAATTTCAGATAATGTTACTTTATCAGTTGGTATAGGGACACAAGATGTAGGTATAGTCACAGTTTCTAGCACTAAGGGATATCCAAATCAATATGGTCTTTTAAAAATTGATGATGAGATAATTACATACACTGGATTAACAACTAATACTTTTACTGGACTCACTCGTGGATTTAGTGGAATTACCAGTTATCATCAAGATCTTAATGATGAAGAGTTAGTATTTACCACATCCAATACAGGAGTTCACACTGCAGGTTCATCAATTCAAAATTTAAGTTCTTTGTTCTTAAAAGAATTTTACAATAAATTTAAAAATACCTTTGCACCAGGTTTTGAAAATTTAAATTTTAATAAAAATTTAAATGTAGGTAATTTTCTTAAGGAAATAAAATCTTTTTATGAAACTAAAGGGACTAATGATGCGATAAAAATATTATTTCGTGTGCTTTATGGTGTTGATCCGAAAATAATTAATTTAGAAGATTTATTATTAAAACCATCTTCTGCCGAGTATTTAAGAAGAGAAACTGTAATTGTAGAAGTATTGTCAGGAAACCCAATAGGTTTAGTTGGTCAAACAATTAAAAAAATTGAAAAATTAAATGATCCTCAAACACAGGCATCAGTTTCTGAAGTTGAACCATTTACAAGACAAGGGAGGCAATATTTTAAATTTTCACTATTCATTGGTTATTCAGATGCATCACTAATTGAAGGTAATTTTAAAATAACACCAAGTAGCAAATCTGTAGAAAAAATATCTATTGGATCATCGATAATCACAGTTGATTCTACAGTTGGATTTAACACTAGTGGAAAGGTTTTATCAGGTATTAACACAATTTCTTATAGTGATAAAACTATAAATCAATTTTTAGGATGCACTGGCATAACATCATCAATTTTACCAGCAAGTAGTGTTCATTCTGATGAAATTTACTTTGGTTATGAAGATGGAGATTTGACAAAAAAAGTTGAATTTAGAATTACTGGAATCATATCTAAATTTAAACAAACATCTGATAATGTAATCGTCTCTGAAGGAGATGTGATGAGTGTTAAAAACTTGGGAATTAAAGTAAAAAACCCTACTAATAAAAATAGAAAGGAAGTTTTTGCTAACTCATGGATTTACAATACATCTTCATTCTATAAAATCAATAATGTTAATTCATCTATTATTACGTTTAATAGTGAAATTGATAGATCATCTTTAAAAGTTGGGGATTTTATTGAAATTGTAGATAGAAATAATCCTAGTGTTGTAATATATCCCACTCCAACAGATTCCCAACCTTATGTTTCATTAATAAACAATGATTTATCAGTTACTGTTGATAATTTAGATACAAGTAGTTGGTATAATTCCAATGTTAAGTACAATTTAAGAAGAAAATTAAATAAAGCAAGAAGTATAAACGTACCGTTATCATATGATTTAACTTCAGATGTATCAAATGTATATTTTGATCAAGATAATGGATATGTTGCATCAAATTCATTACCATCTGGAATAAACGCAAATTTACCTCTTGCTCCATTTACAGAGAATATAGATTTTGAGTTAAATCAAGTTACTTTAGCAACAAATGGGTTGCAAGATTTAAACAATGCAACTGGTAAATACAAAACTTTAAAAGTATCACAACCTGCTGCTGATATAAAACTACTCACAGGTGATAGAATTTTTTATGAATCAAGTGGTGATACTTTTAATAAAGATGCAGTAAACGCAGGAATTGATACGGGATCATACTTTATTGAAGTGGTGAGTAAGGCAGACCAATTAATAAAATTATATTCTGCAAGATCATTTATTCAAAGTGGAACATCTTTGGAATTAGATTATCCAAAAGATGCTGATGGTAATGCAATACCTGCAACTCATACATTTACATTATATTCACAGAGATCAAAAACAATACAACCAAAAAAATCATTAAAGAAATTTGTATTGAATACAAATTTAAAAAATGGTTCAAATGATAAGACTATATCAGGAACAATAGGTAAACTAATAAATGGTGTTGAAATTTATAACTACAAAACTAATGATAAAATTTATTTTGGTCCTATAAGTCGAGTAAATTTATTATCAGGTGGTGATGGGTATGATGTAATTAACCCACCTAAGATTGAGGTGTCAGCAGGTTTGGGAACACAGGCATTGATTCAGGCATCAGTAAAGGGTAAAATAGTTGATGCTTTTATAGACAAACAGGATTTTGACATTGATAGAGTTATTTCTATTGGTGTTACTGGTGGAAATGGATCAGGAGCTGTTTTAGAACCAATAATAGGGAAAAGATCTAGAGAAATATTTTTTGATGCAACAGCATTTACTTCAGCAAAACAAACTGGTATTGGAAATGCAGATGGTGATTTAACTTTATTAACATTTAAAAATCGTCATAATTTAAATTCAGGTGACAGGGTAATTTATAATTCTAACAATCAAGTATCCGTAGGTCAAACTGCTGGAACATTCGTATCAAACCAAGAGTATTTTGTGAGTGTGGTAAATGATAAAAGTATTCGTTTCTTCCAATCTCAAAACCAAGCATTCGGTGCAGTAAGTGCTAAAAATGCTGTTGGTCTAATACACACTGCTGGAGGTCAGCAAAGGATTATAGTAGGTGAAGTAAATAATACTATTCTAGGTGTTAACGTCCTCTCAGGCGGTCAGGGATATGAGAATAAGAAGTTATTTGTACAACCAGTAGGTATATCAACAATATTTGATATTATCACATTTGAAAATCATAATTTTAAAGACGGTGATAAAATTGTATATGAACATCCAGTTGGCACTGCGTCTACGATAGTAGGATTATCAACAGTTCCAAATCAACAATATATTGTTTCAAAAATTGATGATAATTCATTTAAATTATCTGATGCTGGTATAGGTGGAACATCACTATCTAACTTTAATGAAAATAAATTTGTTAATTTAGAAACCGCAGGTATAGGAACACAAACATTCAAATATCCAGATATAGTGGCAACAATAGATTATGTTGGATTAAAAACTGCTACTAATTTAACATCAGGTGATAAAGTTAGTGCAGTAATTACTCCAGTGGTTAGGGGAGAAATTAGTAATGTATATCTACATGAGAAAGGAACAGGATATGGTTCTACAATATTAAATTTTGAGAATAATCCAATAATTACTATAAAAAATGGTTCTACAGGAGTCGTTCCAGAATTGAAGGCAGTGGTAAACTCTAATACAGGTGGAATATCAACAATATCGATTGGTAACACGGGATCTGGGTACTTTTCAACACCTAATGTTGAGATAGTTGATAGTTTGGGTATTGGTAATGGTGCAAAACTTCGAGTGATAATGAATAAAAATAATGAAGATGATTTAACTGGATCTATTAAATCAGTAGAGATTGTATCTGCAGGAATTGGATATTCCGAATCAACAACATCAATACGTATAACACCCGCAGGTGTTGGTGGAGTCATAAGTGCTAATGTTAGAATTTTAAATGTAAATAATAATAGAAAATATGGTGACTCATTTAGTAGATTAGAGGAAAATGGTGAAATACTACAAAATGTTGTATGTGGATATTCAACGATACCTTTTAATGATAGTGGAACTGTATCAAATATAATTGGATGGGCATATGATGGTAATCCAATTTATGGACCTTATGGATATGCAGATCCTGAGAAAAAAACAACAGATTCAAAATTATTAGTAAGTGGATATGAAGTAGATACCAATTCTGTTATTGATAGACCTTCTATTTTTCCCGCTGGATTTTTTATAGAAGATCATGTGTTTAAAGATAGTGGTGATTTAGATGAATTTAATGGTAGATTTGAAATTAACGATGATTATCCAAATGGAGTGTACGTATATCATGCAACCATAAATTCTTCTAATATACCAACATTTCCATATTTTATAGGAGATAAATTTAGATCAAAAGTAATTAATGAGAATTTTAAACTAGATCAATCATTTGATTTCTTTAATTCTTCACTGAGAAGAAATACACTACCTTATAATGTATCTGATAGCACCGCCGGAAATGATTTTATAACTGAAGCAAATGAGATACAAACTCAAAAAATAGAAATTGAAACAGTAGAGTCTGGTTCAGTTAATGAATTACAAATTCTTCAAAGTGGAAGTAATCAGAGAATAGGTGATGTTCTAAACTTTAATAATACTGGCACTGGTGGTGATGGTCTCATCGCAAAAGTTTCATCAATTAAAGGTGAATTTATTTCAAGTATAAAATCTGATACATTAAAGTACAATGATGCAGTTATATCTAAAGAAGATAATGAAATTTTAAGAATTACTCCAGTAAATAATCACAATTTAAGAAATAATGATTTAGTTACCATATCTGGTCTCTCATCATCATTCTCAAACATTAATGGATCTTATATTATAGGTGTATCATCTTTAACCTCCTCTAATATTTCAACTATTGCAGCAGGTTCTGCGACTACTGAAATTTATGTCTCAAATATTCCTTCAAGTGTAAAAGTTGGAAATAAAATAGGCATAGGCACGGAGACTATGACAATATTAAATTTATATGATGAACCTAATATATTAACTGTTGAAAGAGGACTAGTTGGATTATCTCATTCAGTGTCTACACCGTTATATGTAATCCCAGATTCCTTTACAATACAAAAATCTGTAGATAGTATTAATTCAAGAGTAAATCAGAAGGTATTTTTCAATCCAACCAAATCAGTAGGATTTGGAGATACTGCTGGTGGATCTATTACAAAGTCATTCTCATTTGGAAATACTAGAACGACTCGTGTCATACCCAATCAAGCAATATATCTAGAAAATCATCCTTTTGTAACGAATCAAAAATTAAAATTAACTAATGCTACTGGTGCAAACTCAATAGGAATATCAACTCTTTCTGGTAGCACAATAACTGCCATGCCATCAACTGTTTTTGCAGTTAGAAAAAATAGAAATTTAATAGGAATAAAAACTGGTATTGGCACAGATCCCACCCTTACAGATAATAAAGAATATTCTGAGGTATTCTTTAGAAGTATCATAGGTGGAGGAGGAGATGATGATAGGTATTTCTTTGAATCTGATTTTGTACAGCAAAAGGTTAATATAAAGAATGTAAAAAATACAGTATCTTTAGGTTCGAGTTTTCACCAATTAAGAGATAATGATGAAATTTCTTTAATAATAAAATCTAACCACTCTGTAGGTATTGGAACTTCACATATTGTACGTGTTAGGAGAGATTCATCTGATGGTTATATAAATGTTGATCCAGTTCAATGTCAAACATCAGGTATAACAACAGTTGGTGTTCAAACAGGTGCAAACACCATTACAATAGAAAATCATAACTTATCAACAGGTCAAAAAGTTAAACATTTTGCAACAACTTCACACATCGGTATAGGTAATAGTAATTATTTTGTTAGTGTAATTGATGATAATAAATTCAAACTTTGCGAATCACTTGAAAATGCAACGGTAAATCCTCCAGTAACAGTGGGAATTGTATCAGTAAGCACAACCAATACTACACATACATTTACTAAAATTAATCCACCAATAGTGATTGAGAAAAATAATAATTTGGTATTTGATACATCAGATACATCATTAACAGGATTTAAATTTAAATTGTATTATGATACAGGATTTAAAAATGAATTTGTCTCAACTGGATCAAGCACAGGTTTTAATATACCTGTAGGCATTATAACTGAAGGTTTAACAGGATCAAGATATGTGATAGGATTTGGTAATAGTGTACCTGATAAATTATATTACAATCTTGAAAGGTTAGGTATTGCAATAACTGCTGACAATACGATTAAAAATTATTCTGAGATAGAATTTGTAGATAATAATTTAAGTGGTAAATTTACAATTTCTAATGTTGGTGTAAGTACCTTTACATTTGATAGTGTAAAACAACCACAACGATCATTGTACACTTCATTGGATTGTGATGAATTATCCTATAGCACAACCTCTGGTATTGTCACTGGTGCAATTAAATCAATTAATATTGTAAGTGGTGGATCAAACTATAGAAAACTACCATCTTTTGTGAGTGTTGGATCAACAACTGTAAATGATGTAAGTATCCTCACTAAATCAAAGAGCATAGGTAATATTAAAAAAACTAGAATTATTAATGAGGGATTTGAATATTCTTCTGATCCTACACTACAACCAGAGGCATTAATTCCTTCGTTTGTTCAACTTAGAGGATCTAAGAGGATTTCAAGTGTCGAAATTATTAGTGGTGGTGGTAATTATCTAACTGCACCTAATTTAGTTGTTGTTGATACCGATGCAGGAACCACTTTTTCTAATAGTGCTTTGGATGCAATTTTATCAGGATCATCAGTAGGTGAAATTCAAATAGATCAGTCTCCTACAGGTATAACTGTAGGAAATGTTGCACTTATTGCAACAAACAATACCAATGGAGTTAGTATACAAAAAGTTGGTTCTACCGCAGGAACATCTAATTTTGATATTTTTATAACCACACCGGCATTAGGATATGTAACTAATCCCTTCAAGATTGGTGATTCAGTATTTATTGAAGGATTACAGAAAGTAGGAACCGCTGGATCTGGATTTAATTCATCTGATTATGGATATAAACTTTTACGAGTCTCAAATTATGATGATAGTGGCACCCTTGATAAGGTAACAATTGATGTGTCACAGTACACTACAAATACTGGAGTTGCAGTTACATCCGTATCTTCTTTTGGAAGTATTATTAATTCAAATGTATACCCTTCATTTAAATTAAATTTAGTAGAGGAAGGTTTCACTATCGGTGAAAAAATCAGCATAAATGATATTGAAAGAGATTTGACTGTTGTTGGTGCAGGAGAAAATTTTGTTAAATTAATAGGATTGTATGAATTTAAAGAAGGTGATATTATCACTGGAATCATTTCAAGAAATGAGGGGAAAGTTGAGAATATATTTAAAAATGAGGGACAGTTTAGTGTAAATTACTCTTTAATTAAAGATTTAGGTTGGGAAACAAATACTGGAAAATTAAATGACGATATTCAAGTTCTACCAAATAATGATTACTATCAAAATCTATCATATACTATACAAAGTCCAATAACATGGAATGATTTAAAGAGTCCAGTAAATAATTTAGTTCATACTGCAGGATTTAAAAACTTCTCAGACACAGGAATCACATCAACATCAAATGCGTTTCCAATCACAGGAAGTGCAAACATATCACTATTCTTGGATATTTTACCATCATTTGTTGAAAAAACAAGAGTTGATACATTATATAATTTTGATACTGCAAGAGATATTTTTGTTGGTACAGGTGCCACTGATTTAGATATAAATCGTTCAACTTCAAAATTTATTCAACTTCAAAATGTAAGTTTAACTGACTTTATTCAAGCAAAAACAAATAATGTATTAAATATAGATGATATTAGTTCTAGATATTCTAATTTAGAAAGTGACCCTAATTTATTTTTAGATATCTTACAAACACAATCAGTTGATGGTTTGAATAGAATTTTATTACAAATCAAAGATTTAAGAAATACTCAAAAACAAATAGTAGAATTAATACTTCTAAACAATGATACTGGATCATATCTTTTAGAGAAAAATAAATTAGATACTGAAAACGCAGACTTTACTAAATTTGAACTAATAAACGAATCTGGAAAAGATTTTTTAAGATTTACTCCGATAGATTTATTTAAATTTGATGTTGACTATGATATAAAGACAATTGAATCTAAATTTAATTCTACACTCACTGGCACTGGATCAAGCACATTTGGATTTGCAAGCGTAACTGGATCAGTAGTTGGTTTGGGAAGCACCACTGATGTCTCAGGAATTACTTCATCAATTGTATCCATATCATCTGTTACTGATAGTCTTTATATTAACTCACAAGTTACAGACCTTGTGACAAACGAAATGAATTATGTTGAGACATTACTTGGTCATGATGGAAGAGATACGTTTATGTCACAAGCATTTTTTGATACTAATCAAGGAACACAAAGTTCGAACTTCATTGGTTCATTTGGTGCCTCACTTTCAAGTGGTATTTTATCTTTTGAGATTACTAATAAAGAACCAAACCCAATACGAGTCAGATCAAGCATTGTTGGATTTGGATCTACACCAGCTGGAATTGGTACTTACAGATTTTTGGCATCCGGTCAAGAAGATGGTAGTGAAAGGACACAACTTGTTGAAAGTAAATTTGATGAACAATCAGGAACTAGTACGATAGCAACTCTTAATAAGAGTTTATTCTCTGGTTTAAAAGCGACTGTGCACGTTGGAACTGCCACATCCGAAGCGTTGCATCAAGTATACGTAATTCATAAAGATACGGAGATATTTACAAATCAAAGTGAATTTTTATCTATAGGTAGCACTATAGGTATTGGAACATTTAATGCTAGATTTGTAAGTGATAATTTTGTTTTAGAATTTATTCCTGATAATACATCTGGTATTACTACTGTTAGATCTTTAAATGAAGTATTCTACGCTGATAGTGATGAAAAATCTCAATTCGGAGCAGTCAATAATCCAGTACCAAAAGTGTTTGGAAAGTTAACTCAAACATCAGACATCAATTTTTATAACGCATTAAATGGTGATAGAATCAACAGAAGAAATTTTGAATTAACAAGCAATAACACTCCTATTTTTGCAAAAACATTTGATCCATCAAACACATCAATCGTTAATTTAGGAACAGGTAAGTTCTCCATAGATGATCATTTCTTCAGAACTCAAGAAGAATTAATTTATACACCACAAGCATCGTTTGTAGGGGTGGGTTCAACACCTATGATGTACAAACCATCTTCAGGAAATATTGATACATTACCAACAACAGTATTTGCTATAAGGGAAAATGATAATGTATTTTCAATATCCACAACTAGAACTGGAACTGCTGTTACATTTATGGATGTTGGAGAAGGTAACAATCATCAGTTTGAAATGGCAAAAGGTCTTACAAAAGCATTAGTGACAATTGATGGTTTAGTTCAACACCCAATCGCACAAACAGAGTTGGTGTATCAAGTGTCTGGTAATGGAGGATCAATCGGAACTGCCTCTACAATATTCAGCATGAGTGGAATATCAACTATTAATATAGAAAATATATTGAAAATAGATGATGAATTTATTAGAATAACTAATGTTGGTTTTGGAACTACAAATGTAGGTCCAGTGAGTGGGACAGGAACTATACCTTTAATCCAAGGTCAAAGAGGATATGTAGGAAGTTCTGCTACAAATCATAGTGATTTAACTAATGCAAATATATTTAAAGGATCCTATAATATCTCTGGTAAAGAGATATACTTCACTGAAGCACCTAGAGGTAATAGTTCGATAAATCTTGATTCATCCAATTTACCTCCTGCAAGGTCAGATTTTGAAGGAAGAGTATATTTAAGAAATAATTACGATACAAATATTTTATATGATAATATTTCAAATCAATTTACAGGAGTTGGACAAACATTTAGTTTAACTACAGGTGGTATCGCCACATCTGGCATAGGATCAACTGGTGGAAATGGCATCCTATTTGTTAATAACATATTCCAAAGACCTACTACCACTAATAATTCAAATGGAAATTTCACTATATCTGATACTGGAACTGCTACCACTGTAAGATTCTCAGGAATCACAACAATTGCCGATGGAAGTATTATTATTGATGAATCAGATGTAAATCAAAATGAACTACCTAGAGGAGGGGTGATAGTTTCACTTGGATCTACGGGTGGATTGGGTTATGCTCCTTTAGTTGGTACTAATGTAAAACCTCAGACTACTTTAGCAGGTACAATCAGTACGATTGTGGGTGTTGCCTACAGTGGTGTTCAAAATGGTATTGTAACTGCATCCTATGATAATACAACAGGTCTCTTGGATATTACAACAGTGAATAAACATGATCTAAGGATCGGTTATACTGATGAAGTATTATTGTCTAGATTAGAATTTAAATGTGCTGCTCCTCACGCAGGTGTAACAACCACTTTCTTCCCTGATGGATCAATAGGTGATAAGTTCTCCGTAGTTGGTATAACATCAGATAAAATGTTTACAACTCAAGTTGGAACTAGCACGATTCCTCATACTTATCATGCCGGTGGAATTGTTCGAAATTGGTATGGTGATTTAACATTTGGATCAGGTTACACACTTGGAACTTTAGATACAGGTAATACAGTATTTGGAGTTGCAGGTATTGCATTAACAGTGTTTGATCCTGGTTATAAACATGTATTTGCAAGTGCAGTAACAAATGCAGTCTCTGTTACTGGTGGTGCTAGTGGTCCATTTACTCCATCAGATGCATCATATGATCCAGTGACTGGAGATCTTGTTTTATTCATTAATGGTCATGGTTTAACAGGAAGTAATACAGTTACCATAGCAACAGGTTCAATTTCATTTACATGTTCAAAAGATAATTTCGCAACAAATCATGCATACCCAAGAGCAACTGACCCTGCTGCAGGAGCAACTTTAAACATTACATCTTTCAATACAAACTCAATAACAGTAAACGTAGGTGCAAATGTTGGATCTGGTGCGACTGTCATTGGATCAGTTGGAGCAGGTGGTACAGTGATATTTAATTTGGTAAATGGTGGATCAAACTATAAAGAACCAGAAATATTCACACCAAGTCCATCATATGATAATATGCCAGTTGTAGGAGTTTCAAGATTAGCAACAGGACAAACAACTGAAACTGGAGTAGGTGCTTTAATTAGTGCTGATGTCAATATTTCAGGAGTTGATGTAGGAATTGGATCAACTTTATTCAGCGTAAAGAATTTTAGATTATCAAGAAATGGTTATTCATTTAGAAAGGGTGACAAATTTGCGCCAGTTGGTTTAGTTACTGAGAAAAACTTACCTAAACCAATTTCAGATTTCATACTTGAAGTTGCAGAGGTGTATGAAGATAATTTTGCCTCTTGGCAATTTGGCGAACTTGATTATGTCGATTCAATAAAGAATTTACAGGATGGATCAAGAACCAAATTCCCCATATTTTATAATGGAGAGTTATTAAGTGTACAAATAGATCCTACATCGGACATTATTGCACAAAATTTACTTTTGATATTTGTAAACGGTGTCAACCAAAAACCAGGTGTAAATTACCAATTTGATGGAGGAACAACTTTTACATTCACTACTGCTCCAACACAAAATGATGAAGTTGCGATATACATCTATAAGGGAACTAATGGTGATGACTCTATAATAAACACTGACATTAATAAAACTCTTGAAGAGGGTGATAATGTTCAATTGATGAAATTTAATGGAATAAGTACATCTGTTCAACAAGATGAGAGAACTGCGATTGAGTTAACATTAAAAGATAGGTTTGAAACAAATCTCTACACAGGTGAGGGTATTGATGCAGATAACTTTAGACCCATGCACCTATACAAACAAAAAGTTGATAAAATTATTGGGTCTAGAGTAATTCCAAAAACAAGAGATTCTATTGAACCTCAAATATATCCAACTGCTAAAGTTATATCAGATATAACTTCATCATCAACAAATATTTTTGTAGATAATGCCAATTTCTTTAATTATGAGGCAGAAACTTCTCCTGAATTCAATATTCAAATTATTTCTAATACTCCTTTACCACTAATAGGTATTACAACAATAACATCTACTATTTCTGCTGGTGGCACAGTATCTGGATTGACAATAGTAGGTGGAGGAAGTGGATATACATCCGCACCTTCAATATCAATTTCTGCACCAAGAACAAGTATTGGAGTTGGTGTAGGAACCACTGCAACCGCAACAGTTTCTATAACAAACGGAGTAATAGACGGATTTGCAATAACAAATCCTGGTTTGGGTTATACTGTTGCTCCAAGTGTTCTTGTTCAACCTCCCACAACAATTATTGAACGAACTGGTGGTGTTGGTGTTGTTACAGGTTTTTCAGGAATTGTAACTGGTATAAGTACTGTTATTAACTCTGATTCAAATTCATTAGCGTTAGAATTTAATTTAGATAGACCTGCACCTGGAGGATTTGCAAATTATAATGGATTGGTTTCAAACACACCAATATTAATAAAGGACACTACAATTGGTACCGGAGTTACATCTATGAATGAAAGTGGAATTCACACTTATGCTATTGGATCACAGTTCTTAGACAACATATATGTTGTCAGCGATATAAGCAATGCAGGTGCAGCAGGTTCAATTATATGTAATATTGAATCTAATAGTGTGATACCTGGTATTGCTACAGTTGGAACTGGTGCATCACTTGGTGAATTTTCATTCGGAAAATTATCATCAATAAATAGAGGCTCCACACCTATATCGATAGGTATTACAGGATTAACTGTAGATTCAGGTTTATCAACTTTCCCATCAATACAAAGGTCGGGTGGAGATTATACTCTCAGAAAAACTGGTGCTTTACCTAAAACTCCTTAAACTGTTATAAATATATAAAAAAACTATAAATATGCCAGCCGTAGTTACAGATCAATTTAGAATATTCAATGCAAATAATTTTGTTGATTCATTATTAGACTCATCAAACTCTTATTATGTGTTCTTAGGATTATCAAATCCAACTGATGTTGCGCCAGGTTTTGGTAGAACAACAACCGCCAATTGGCCACTTAATCCACTTGATAATTTCCAATACAGATCACATTATCGTGATACCACATTATTTGGTAAAAAAATATCAAGTGCGAACGTTAGAAGAGTTGTTAAAAAAAATACGTGGGTATCAAATACAAGATATGACATGTATAGGCACGACTATAGTGTATTAAATCAATCTCCAAACTCACAAAGCACATCTTTATATAATTCTAATTATTATGTTGTAAATAGTGATTTGAGAGTTTATATTTGTATTGATAACGGTGCTACAGGAATTCCTGGTAGTGATACAGCAAAAGGAGGCAATTCATTAGATGAACCTACCTTTACCGATACTGAACCATCAGCAGCAGGAACGAGTGGAGATGGATATGTATGGAAATACCTTTACACTATTTCTCCTAGTGATATTATTAAATTTGATTCAACAGAGTTTATATCACTACCAAATGACTGGCCAACTTCTACAGATAATCAAATACAAACAATTCGAGAAGCAGGTGATTCAAGAATCAATAATAATCAAATAAAAAAGGTTTACATAGAAAATAGTGGTAGTTCAGTTAGTAGTTCATATCAAGAAGGTGAAAAAACTCTTGATATACTAGGTGATGGAACTGGAGGAGAGGTTTCAGTTACTGTAGATTCAAACGGAAAAATTACTAAAACAACAGTTACTAGAGGAGGTCAAGGTTATACTTATGGAATAGTCGATCTGGGTCCTATTCAAACCAAAACAAATATCGTTGAAGTTGACAGAGCAAAACTAATTCCTATAATTCCTCCATCCAGAGGTCATGGTTTTGATTTGTATGTTGAATTGGGAACTGATAAGATATTAATATACACAAGATTTGATGATTCATCACCAGATTTTCCAACGACAACTAAATTTTCTCAAGTTGGTATTTTAAAAAATCCTGAACAATTTTCAAATACTTCAACATTTACTGGAATTAATTTTTCATCAGCATTTAGTCTGAAGTTAGTATCTAATCCAGCAACTTCACCCTCAGTAGGTGACATAATTACTCAGGGAACTGCAAAAGGTTATGTTACATCATACAATACATCTACACAAGTTCTTAAATATTCTAGAGATAGATCCCTTTATTTTGGTAATAAGAATGATCAGCAAGATTATGTTGGTGTAAGTTCCGCTAGTCTTATATCTGACTTTACTCAAGGTGGTGGGAATATTGATCCACTTGGAGTTGCTATAACAACGTTTAGTGGAAGCACAGTAACTTTAAACAATAAAGTCGTAGGTTTAGGTGTTACCTTCACAGGAGGACTCGCAAATCCTGAGATAAATAAACAGACGGGTGATATAATTTATATTGATAATCGTGCCTTAGTAACAAGGGACGCAAGGCAAAAAGAAGACGTTAAAATCATTCTTATTGCCAAAG